ACCTAAGTGCCGATTCCTATTCAGAACCTGCGTATCCTGACATTGAGTATCCATCCCGGTCTCACCGTCCCACAGTCTCACCATGGAAAACCACCAATTATCAAATAACTTGAGCCACCGGCAGGATTCGAACCTGCAATGTCTACAAAAGACCAGCAACAATTCTGTCACCTGCATTTACCATCATTCTGCTACGGTGGCTCCATTTTTAAAAAGCCATTGGCGGTCCGGGCGTTTGAACGTGAACATGAGTCCGCATTGTGGTGATCTCAATTCAAGTGCCACGGTCTCACCGTTTCGCCAGTCTCACCGGCAAACAGACCGCCAATTATAGTTCTTCTAATTTATGATTTTATTAAGTGCTCGTTTTAATACAATGGACGAAACTGCCGATATGATATTCGCCTGCGTGAACTGACCGTCCATATACACTGCACGATTTCCAACTCCAAGACTACCGTCGTATGCTTCGATAAATAGGTTGACACCAATAGCAGATATATCCGCCCAGAGTTCGGGATTTGGAATATCTTTCTTCTTGGCGTAATACTCTTCCAGTGTCATCGACAGGCCTACGGATGCAATGCCTGACATGATGGCGGAATTGGAATGAGTGACGTCGCCTTCAAACAGATCGGTCTTGTCAACTGAGATTCGTTCAATAGGCGGGGTTTCAAAACCAAGTTCAAAACCGACTGGTTCCTCCGCCCGGACAATCCCAAACGAAAGTAAAATTGCAACCACAGTAAATAGTAAATGTTTCATAATGTACTCCTCGTTATTTGTTCGTAGTGTCCTGGTAAAATCGATGATGGCGATAAAAGCACTTCATGTAACCTTTGTAGTATGCAAACGCTACAGAAAGTATCCAAAAAATTAAACCTGCAATTATCCAACCTATCATACGATCCTCCTTTTTGCTTTCACTCTATTATACCAGTAACACTCTAACTTTTCAATTTCATCATTTTGATCGCCTGGGAATTTAACTGGGCGACGTAATGAATGGCCAGGGCGTCGGCAATCGCCTCGTCCCGATATTTTACCCCAGTCCAGTCGACTTGGTAGAGTTCACCAATGGCGTCAATAATTTCTTGTTTGGCTGCCGATCGTTTGTTCAACAACGCCTTCTTTGCGTCACCTTCTGAATACCATTCCACTGGGATATTCAATGCATCCCCCAGCGCCTGCGGAACTGCGCTGGTAATGCCCATCATAAGCGCGGCAGACGCACTCTGCGACCCGTGAGGCAACTCTGATACCATATAAATCGTATGATATCTATGTATGACTTCAAGGAGCCTCCTATTGATTTCACTAATTCTCCGAATCGTATCGTCACCTTTCCGAATGCGCCGTTTTTTGTGTTCGGAACTGGTTTTAATACAGCCTGCATCCAAGACTTGGTCATCCCAATCCAATACGGCCCAGCCCCAGGCAGTGATACTGGGGTCGTGGACCATAATACTATCAGTTGCACTAGTACGTTTCATTCAATAATCCGTTCCTCTGAGGCGACCAGAACATAGTAGGTTCCTTCTGCCAATGGTTCAGTTTCCTTGGAAGCCTGTAACTCATCCAAATAGGCTTTTGCCTCAAAAACATCTGGGAAGGTTTTGATATGTTCCAAATAAAAACCGGCCCCCTTTTCATGGGCTCGTTTGACTACAAGGTACTTCATTTTCTCCTACACTTTCTGAGTTTAATTGCAGACTCGTGCATCCCATTTCGTACCCGGTGGTATTCCTGTTTTTCCTCATCAACAAAATCCCACCCTTGCTGGCACCAGATACACTTATCCTCTGAGTTTTGGTTTGCGTTCTGTTCGGGCAAACTCCTCCTCCATTTCCTCCCATAAATCAATAACTTCGTTTCTCAAATCCATTTCCAATGCATCGGCCTCGACCATTTCAATGGATTCATCCATGGACTGCGCCAATTTTTCTTCATTGACGGTGTACACGCTTTCCTTCTTTACATCTTTCACAAATTGTAGATTCGTTTGAATATCATCAATGCCATAATCATAATCAATAATCAAACTGGCAGTACGAAAGGGCTTCCATAAACTTGATTTGTAAACCTGTACTTTCGTTTCAATCCCGTAAGTTCGTCGTTCCTTGAATCGGCCTTTCTGTACCGTCTCCCGCAGTTTCTGGGCACTGTACATTTTCAAACGGAGACTCGCATAAAAGCCCAGCGCCTCTCCACCGGGACTTTTCCATTTCTCACCAAAGGGTCCTGAATCCATGTTCACGCGGATTTGATTGGAACCGACCATAAGAAAATTTTCGTTTTTGAGTGTGCGACAGGTTTTCCTCAGTTCCTCACTAAATTCTTTTGCCCGGCGCCCACCATAGGCGTCCTTACCTTCGAGTTCCAGATCAGTCGACAAGGCAGCCAAGGAATCTGCAAAGATACCATGGACCGCCTTAACGGGCTTTGGTCGCCATTCCCGCACTGGTTCAAAGACTTCAGGGACGGTGTCAGGGGTCCAATAATCCAATGCACCGACATCCACATCAAATAATTTAGCGAATTCTCGATCAAGCCGGGCTTCGGGATCTGCAAACTTAGTTTGGCCGCCGGCACGTTGTACCCCTCCTGCAATTTCACAGAGCAGTACGGTTTTTCCTGCTCCGGATGGACCAAAGACTTCGACAAAGATTCCACCGGGAATACCACCCCCTCGGACTCGGCCACCTGAAATGGCCAAGTCTAACAGCGTCGAACCTGTGCTAATTGTTTTTGCAAAATTTCCCTCGTACTCGCCCAGTTCCTCTGGGGGCTTGCCCGCGTGTTCTCGAACCTGTTCACTCAACTTTTTATTTGTTCTTTGCATAATTGTTCTGTGTCCCTCATAATTTCAGTTACCAGATACTGTGGAATGTTTTTCTTGAGTGCTTCCCGTCGTTCCTGCAGGAATTCCTTTAAGCGTTTTGGGAGGGAATCCGCCGTCCAATTTTCTGTACCTGCATTGACATTCACCCGACGATCCCATTCAGTTGCCTCTTGTTCAGCGACTAATTGAATTAACTCGGTAATGGAGGGGCCTTCTTCCATCAACGATTGAATTAGTGACCGCAATAACGAGGACTTGCTGATGTCCTTTTTATGGGCAAATAGCGTCAAGTAATCGGCAAAGTGTTGAGGCACACTTGCCCCAACACTTACCCAATCAACCTTCGACTTCTTTGAACTATTCGGCAAGTTCCTTCTCCTCGATGCAATCGGCCCACTCGTCGCAATAGTCACAGTCATCGTATTCCTCAGCATCTACTCCAAATCGATGCCCGTAGGGACAGCGATCTTCGCCCTGTTCAATCCGTTCCTCGACCTCTTCCTCGACTTCGTCCTTCTCTGGTTTTGCAGAACGCCTACGCCGCGTTTTCCTCGGTTTTTCCTCTTCCGCTTCCTCCCGGGCTGCGGCGCGTTCCTCTTTCCGCGACTCAGGTTTGCGTTTTCGTTTACTAGTGCGACGCTTGCGTTTTGGTTTTTCTTCCTCCTCGGGCTCCTCCATTTCCGGTCCTGGATATTCTTCTTCATCGGCCGGTTCGACCTGTTTGCGTTTGCGCCGTTTCGGGCGTGACCGAGTCTCTGCAGGCGTTACCGGCTCTGCATCGTCCTCATCTGGGCTTTCCAATTCAAAGAACATCGCATGTATTTGATCGTAGGACATAATTGACAACATCTCGTCGAGATTGGCGGCCTGTTCAACATCCTCCTCATCATACACATAATCACGCTCCTCAAAATCGATCCGGCCAGTATCTGCAAAAGTATTGTTTCCGATTGCTTCCTCGGTGAAGCGAATACGAATACTCAGGCCCTCCTCAAGATCGGGAAAGATATCATTTTCTGGCCACTCTTCCAATTCCTCATTGAGTTTTTCCTGAAAGAGGTACTGACTAATATCCCACACATGCGGTTCCTCGTCATACTTTTTATGTCCGAGAGGAATCACATTGTAGAGATTACGATCCTTCGGTCGCAGTGCCTTAATATCTTCATCATTCCATTTGGCACCACCATCAATCTGCTGTTGCCGATACTCACAAATTGGGCAGGCTTTATTGATAGTAGTTGGGCAAACTATGGTATCATTGGCTGCCCCCACATTCCGATGGATTTTGAAAGGTTTTTTATACCAAATAGCCCCAGGCACTGCGACTCCATCATCGTCATTGCGATCCAGATGATGAGGGTCCTCAACATAATATGGGATGAAATCCAAGAAGACCCGATCCTTCGGTTCCTCCTTGAATATTTTCGTGTCCTTATTCAGGTTCAGATATCCGAATCCGCTCTGCTGTTGCCTTTTTGCGTTTGCAGATACCTTGCCTCGAAAAGGACTTTTACCACGACTGCGTTTTGCCATTTTACTTCTCCTGTTTCTGTTTTTTGTAATCTTCGTTTAAGCCGTACTTGAATCCTTGATGCCAACCATACGCCTGCATGTAACTAAAAAAGTACACCCAGGGCAGGGCCAGCAGTCCAAGGATAATTACCGCCAAAATAATTAACCAAAAAGTCATTCTGTCTTCTTCCGTTTCATGGCTTTTGCCACATTTGCGTTTGATCGTTGCTGTCTTTCCTCACGCATGACACTCAAATCTCTCGGCAATTTCGGTCCTGCAAAGTAACCTTGGATCTGTAACTGCACCAGATTTTCCAGTGCCGCTTTCCTTGTGAAGGCGATTTCGTTCTTTGCAATCTCCGCAAAATCCAACTCGTGCTTGGCCTCATTCAATTCCTGCACCACTTCAATATAGTCAGGATGCTGCCGATAATAGGCTTCAATATCATTGGCGTTTGGGCGGCCTTTGCCGCAGGTGCCTTTAGGATCTGCATTGGCATCCAGAATCAAATCAGAACGAACAGTTTTCTTCCGCTCCTCTAATTTCCGCACTTTGTTTTTCATATTTGCATAATGGCGACCATACTTGATAGCCAATGATGCCTGATTCAACCACTCAACATCGAGTGCCTGATCGTCAATGTACACATCATCTTCATATTTGAGGTCCATATTTCCTCCTTCAATTTATTATACTGCGAACGTTGAATTTACTCAAATCTCCTGTCGGATAATCCGATAACACGCAAAGACTAACTCAGGGAATCCTGAGTCGTAAAACGGATGGATAAATTCCTCCATCACCAGTCCCGCCATATCATCTTCACCACTTAAAAGGACTGCTTTCATGTAGCCCA